TCACGCCTGTTTCGAGCTTGGGTTTGTAGTAGTCACCCAACAAGCCCAGCCGGCCGAACTCAAGCAACGGCGTAATATCGCCGACAACAAGCGTGTCCATGTCCATATAAAGCCAGTCGCCTTTAATGTCGGGTCGGAATATCTCCATCTTCGCCCACCAGCCTCGCCAGTCGTATTGAAGCGGCAGTGTGTTAAACGGTAAGTCCATGTCAGTGAGCACCAGTGCGCCTGTGTCGGCATGTAACCGTGCAGGGTAGTCAGGTGTCACCCAACCGCCCGAACGAGCCACAGCAATCACGCCACGGCACTTCGGCACGATACTGTCAACCTTTGGCGCATCAATGGCGCTTTCCCCGTACACTTTGATGTTGCGTTTGCGTGCTAGGCTGGCTAGCTCTTTCGCCCATCGGTCGAGCATCGTTAGGTTCGGGTTGCTGGTGCGGTGGTCAGGGTGCCAGTGCGTCTTGTCTCCTAGGCGCTTCATGGTGAAGCCAAGCAGGATAACCTCGCTTGCGCCCCACTGTAACGCAAGGTTGACTGCTTGATAGCCGCTATTACCGCCACCCGTGAACACAAAACCATCACCAACACCACTGCCAGGCTTGCGTGGGATAAAGTTAATCTGTGGGTACTTCTCAACCACTTCTGGGGTTGACGTCCACATCTCGCCTTTGAACTCACGCCTTGCTTTCTCGCCGCTCGCTGACTGCCACCAACTCAAGTCTGTTGCGAACAACACGTCTGCAAACGGCGCTCGCTCCCAACTCGTATTGACTACAATTATTTTGCCTTTGTCTTTGGCTTGCTCGATTTCTTCGGTTTGCGGGCAGCTGGGGCCGCTTGCGACGATCCAGCATCGTTGGCCGTTGAAGGCTTTTTTGGCGCTTGGTGTACCACTTTCGTTTCATACTCACGAAGATAACCACGCTGAATCATGCTGCGAGTGTTCGCGTCGTCTTGCGCTTCAAACACTTCGCCGTCTACTCTGGTGCCAAATAAGCTAGATGACCAATGGCCAATCACTTGAACTTTCATTGTGCGTTCCTCTTGGTTAGATTGTGGTTAGTATAGCTACCACTCACGATTGCCGCAACTTGTACACTCCCAACCGCCTATCTTCTTGGTAAGCAGCATGGTAGGAATTAGAATCAAGAGCCATAAGCCGCCCGTGATTAGAATTAAGACGATGTTCACCAGCCACCCAAGAGCACCCATGCGGCTATTACTTCGCTGATGAATACAACGCTCTTCGCAGTTGCCGCATTTTTTGATCGTTTGCTCGATGTAGTGCATGTTATTTCTCCTTTTTAGGTGTTAGGGATTTCACCCATGTTTCCGTTTTTACTAAGGCTTTTTGTGCCGCCTTAAATTCTTTATCCCAAACCCCACCTAAGCCACAACCATTGGTATGTGCTTCGATTAAGCCACGAATGGCGTTCTGCAACTCTAAGTTCAGCTCTATCATCTGCTTGAACTCATCAAGCTCACTGACACTAATATCCACTGTTAGAATTGATTTTTTCATCACTCACCATCCTTAACAACAGTAGCTTGGTTGTTGATTGTCACCAGTGATTTATTGCTACCGAATAGCGCGATTGAAAATGCGATTTCTGCAAACACGGTTGGTCCATACGTACCACCGCTAACTTCTAAATAAGCGGCTGCAATAGCCCATAAACCTGAACCTATGTATTTCATCACTAACCATCCTTACCGCTTGGGTATTTGACTTTGGCTTTTCTTTCTGCTTCACATCTAGCAAATGTAGCATCGTGGTAAGAAACTCCGTAGTCAGCCATAAATCCACTAACAAAGGCTTCCCGCTTCACCGCATTGAGGTTTTGTTGCGGGGTTGCTGCGAGTGCGTTTTTCGCTAATTTGCGGTAATAATCCCGCTCACCATTAGATCCAAAATTTACTCTGAACTCCGGTGTACATTCCTGCCAATTTTCAACTTTATATGCAAAATCACGCAACCGCTCAACTGCAGCGGTTAGTTCGTTGTTGCGCTGCTCCAACTCCGCAATCTGCTGCTGTTGTTGCTCTATTATCTTTTCAGCTTGTTCTAAATCACAGCTATCGCATTTACCTTTCTGATGGCCGTGTTTGCAGTCGCGTATTGGGTCAAATTTACTCATGGCTTTCCCCTTTGGGCGGTGTCCACCCTAACTTAATCAAATGATCACGAATGGCGCGTTCATGCTGCGCTGGCTCCAAGTCGTAAACCACACACTTATTATTGGTCTTTCCAAGTTGCGCCTCCAACTCCTCAATCCGCTTGCGTAGGATTAGGATTTCGCGGAGGTCGGATAAATCACGCAAGTTTCGAAGCATTGAGCAATCATGTACCCACTGCCATTTATCAACAAACGGGCTGTATAACTTTAATCCGTGTGGGAGCGCTGGCTTGAAATAATAAATATCAACATATTCAGCACACTTTGTCGCCCCTTCAGGCGCACCATCCAGTATCTGCTCAATCTGTTCATTTGTTAGGTTCATTTTTACTCTCCGTTTTTATTGACAATTCAATCCTAGCACATAACTTGAATTGCACTGGTCAGACCAGTTGTCTAAACCATTTGCAAGCAAATTGTCGCAAATAGTTTTATTTCGCCCACAAAAAAGCCCCACCGAAGTGAGGCTTTTGTCTTTATAGCGGACTACTGCTATACAGTCAACGCACCATACTGAATCGCTGGTACGTGATAAACGGCAACAGCCGCTCGCATTTCTGCGCGAACAGTGATTAAGTTATTGGTGAAGTCTGAACCAGTATAGGCAGCCTCGACCGCAACACCTTGGCGGATCCACAATTGAGCCGCGTTGGTATCCATGACGAAGAAGTTACCAGATGGCACGTCATTCGATGGGATTACCGTCAAGCCCCACACCTGTGGAATCATGCCGTTAGCCGCATACGTTACTGCTGCGCCGTCACCTAGCGCATAACCGCCGCCAGATACTTTCTCGCGCTCGATAGCACCCCAATCGGCAGGGTTTAACAGCACAACGTTAGGCTGATAATCTGCTGCGATAACGGCGTACTTCGCACGGTTGATTGCATCTAGGGCAGTTTCACCAGTTGCCGGTGAGAACGGAGTGTGGCGACCGCTAGAGTTCAAACCAGCTAGGTTCGGGCTAGTACCGTTACCTTTAATGATTTGGGTCTGCAAGCGATGGCGCACGCCGTGCATCAAGCGTTGGTTCACGTAGTTTTGAAGCGCTGGCGCATCATCTAACACTTGGGTTGACAACTTCAACCAGTGGGCGATGGTACGAACTGGCTCTTCAACCAGCTTGAATGTTAAGCTTGACTCTGCCTTAGCCCCGCCCTCTACTTGCTCTGCTGCGTTATTTGTCCACACATCTTCCTGTGTGTAGTGGATTTGGTTGCTTGTTGTTTGACCAACAGGCAATACGTCCAACAAATTAAGCGAGCGATAAGCACCAGGTACGATACCTGCCAAACGGTCAGGAGCCACGATCACGTCACTTGGGTCTAACGGCGTGCCGTCTGAACCAAGGATAGTGTTTTTAACTTCAACACGCGCTTTATCGGCGGTGCCTGACTTCAAGTTGGCGAAAGCATCTGACTTGATAAACTGCTCACCGATAGACTGCTTCTGCTGCGGAGCTTTAGAAAAGCCTTCCGCTTGCTTCTGCGCTAGCTCGGTCAACATCGCTTCGGTTTCTTTGTACTTGCTCGACAACTCGTCCACTTTGCCTGTTAGCTCGGTGGTTGCTTTGCCATACTTTTCAATTTCAGCCGTGTGTTTTTGCAAGGCCGAATCAAGCTCTCCGCCGATGCGGTCAAGCTCTTTTTTGATTTCTACTGGTTCCATGATTAGGACTCCTTGAGTAGTGAAAATGATTTGAACACATTTACAATTTCCGCTTGTTTTGTTTCTTCCTGTTCAGCCTCGCGCAAAACAAGGTTTTTAGTGCGGCTCACAAGCGCAGTAGCCACACTTTTAGACAAGCCTGCATCACGCAAGCTACGCTCTAAATCTGCTAATGTTTCGGCCTTATCAATAGCCGACTTAATACTGGTAATCGACGCTCCCAAGTCGGCTGGCTCTTCGACAATACTGATTTCTACCAGCTCAATCTCTTTAAGGTTGCGCCCGCCGAACTTGTTTGGTTCAGCATCGACAATGTAATAACCGATTGATAAGCCATCAATAGCGCCATGCTTCAATAGCGCTTTAATATCTTCGGCTTTGCTGTGACCCGGCGTTAACTGCCCTTTAACGTACAGACCTTTCTCGTCCTCGTACATCTCAAGCCACTTACCGACCACGTCGCCATAGTGGTTCCAGCGCATACGCACAGGGCGCTCGCGGTTTTCTAAAGTGTTCTTATACGCTCCGGCAACCACGGTGTCGCCGTAACTATCTACGCCACCGAACACAGAAGCGTATCCCTCGAACGTGCCGGACTCTTCGTTAAACTTGAACTGCATGCCGGTGTGTTGGCATTTAGTCTGCATCTTGTTGGTCATTAGCCTGACCTCCTGCTAGTTTCTGCAATTCGTCAAGTGGTAACAGGTTCACCTGCACCGTTAAATCATCTGCGCCTTCTTGGTCTGACTTCGGCAACCATTCGCGCTCTCGCCACTCGTTGCGAGTCATTAAGCCAGCACCGACAGCCCTTGCGCCAGTATCAACGCGAGTCTTAAAGTCTGTGCGCAGTAGCTCTTCAAAGTTGAACTCAACGCTCATTTTCTCGCGCTCTTGAATTGTCATCAGGTTCGCCATGATTGACGTTTCGATGCGCTCTAGGTCGGGTCGGAATGATAGCTTATACCAACCGTCGATAATCTGCTGAATACCACTGCCCCACACTGTGCTGCCGTTAGTGTCGTTAATCATAACGCTCGGCACGTCAAAGAAGCGGGCAATGTCTTCAACCTGAAAACGGCGGGCTTCGAGTAGCTGAACGTCCTGCGGCGATAAGCTGATTTGCTCATACTGCATACCGGCTTCTAATACCATGAGTGCATCTTGAGTTCCCTCGCGCAAACCTTTGAACTTCTCGCTCAACTGTGCCCGCTGCTCTTTGGTTAGTATCTTGTCGAACATGAGCACGCCCGTAGGCTTACCGCCGTTCCCGACAATGTTACTCGCCCACTGCTCTCCGCTAATCGCAATACCAATGCTGCTTGCGGCGTACTGCAACGGCGACAAACCTTGTACGCCATTGCCGAACAGCTTTAAGTGCCAGATATTACTCTGGTCAAACACCCGAATGTTGTGACCATCGTTGTAAGTATAGACCACATCTCCGTTGTCTAGCAGCTCAACGCCAACTTGTGACGACATGATCGGGAGCAAACCGATAATTCGCCCCTGTGATCGCTGAATAATACAGTACGCATTGCCCGTCAAGTACAGGTTCAAGCCAACGGTTTCAAAGAACTCAACGCGCGTTTGGTAGCGGTTGACTTTGCCGCTGAACAACTTCGCAAGCGGGTGATCGTAATTCGGCGTGCGTGCGTTCTGGCTTTGCAGGTTGTAAAAGTGTATATCCAAACTCGCAAGCGTCTTGGCTTTGAGCTGAACTGCCGCCCACACAGCGCTAATTTGCATGGCGGTCTCCTCGGTTACGTTAACCTTTTTACCGCCGAATGAAATAATGCTTGCGCCACTTTGCTGACCAGTCGTGCGCCGAATACCGCCGCCGAAGAAACTTCCGAGCTTGTAAAAGAATCCCATATTAAAAAGCTCCTATCGGGTCAGCTAAAAACTGGTCTATATCCATCTCTTCTTCGACCTCAATGTGTCTCATGGTCATAGCGAGCGCCACCAATCCGTCAATTCTTCCAGTCGCCTTACTCTTGTCGAGCTTGCGGTTGCCTGCCGGGTCTTTGGTCGCTATCGCATTTGCGGCGCACATCGTTAATATCGGGTGCATACCGTGGCGCACCTTTCCGTTTAATAGCGCTGCTTCCAACGCTTCGAGCGCCGGTGACATATCTTTGTATCCCTGACCATGCTCGACCATCGGCCAATCTATACCCATAGTATCAAGCTCTTTTTTGAATATGTCAATTTTCCAACGGTCAAATGGCACTGCGATGATGTGACAATCACCCAACTCATCGAGCAAGTCACGAATAACAACCTCATAATCCACTGTAGCGCCAGGGCATGTTTTGAGTAATCCTTGCTGCGCCCACACGTCATACGGCACTCGGTCTTGCTTCGCTCGGTCGCGCAGTCCCTTCTCTGGCAACCAAAAGAACGGGTGAACATGATGCTCGCCGTCTTGCTCGAACACCACCACAGCAGCAGTTAAATCCGTTCGCGCTGATAAGTCTAGACCAATAATCACGTTTTGACCATCAAGCGGTTCAGGTTGTGCACCGTTGGCTTCCCAAACGGATTGGCTGATGAAAGGGTTATTCTGACTGACGCGCTGGTTCAGGTGCAAGTTTCGATACGTTGATTCAAAGCTAGGCATTCGCTTTGCTTTATCCGCATCTTCAATCAACTTACGTTGGTTCATAAAGAACTCGAACGCAGGGTTCGCTTTCTTAATCGCTTCTAGGTCGTCAACCTCACAGTTCTTTGGCGCTTCATAGACGTGGCAAACGATGCTTGGGTCTTTGCTGCGCCTAGCGTCATCAATCCAAATACTTAACAGGTCGCCGTCTGTTGCGGCTTGTGTGCTAATTGTGAGTAATAACGGGTCATCATAAGCGAGCTGCGCCGTTGTGATTGCGTCGATAAAATCATCTTTGGGTCCGACTACTTGGCCAACTTCATCGAGTATTGCCAACACTGGCGACTTACCGTGTGCGGTTTTACCCTCGGCGCT